TTATTTTACCTTTTGTTAGTGTTACTTCTAAGCATTTCATTTTTTCAAAATCTGCAGCATATTTTGTTTGAACCTTCCACGGATTTACAGGAGATCTAAATTCAAAATTCTCGTAATCATATTCGGGATATAAATATTTTATACTTTGAGGAGGCGTCATTTTAATTTGTGCAGAACCTTCTGTGCATAAAAAATAATTTCTATAATTTATTTCATATCTAAAAGGTGTGTGCGTTGAATTGCTTCCTAACATTATATCATAATTTAAATTTGAAACCATATAAGGGCGTAAATATTCATCATTATATTTAAAATTTTTAATAACCCCTGTTTCATTTAAAAAATCGCTGTTATTTTCAGAAAAATAGGTAGATCCTTTATCTTCTTGAAACAATTTTACAGATGCATGCAAAGGAAGATTTACATACAACTCACTATTTACGTCGCTTTCTTTTATATTTCTAATTTTCATTTCAAATGCGGGATAATTTTCTAAAATAAATCTAGAGTTGGTTGTTTCTATTATTTTTTCATTATTATAATCAAATAATACTGGTTGTCTTAAATCACAAATTTCTTCTAATTTATCTTTTGAAACATCGTCAATTTCGTAAATCTCTAGATCATTACTAGTTTTTAAATGAAATTGAATATGTAAATAAACGAAAAGCACCAAACAAAATATAAAAAAACTTATAATTATTTTCATTAATATACAATGAAAATAATTTTTAGATTATAAAACGAAGAAACAATTTATCGTATTCATTCATTTTTATCACTACCAGGATTTTATTTCATTTATTTCAGGGTTACCAAATTCTGGTTCATCCTCTTCATCCTCTTCATCCTCTTCATCACTAACAATTTCTACTAATTCAGGTAGACTATCTTCATCTTCACAATCCTCTTCGTGCCATTCTTCTTCTAGTCTTTCCCACGTTGAATACATATAATCATCCAATTCACTTCCTATAACTTTTCTTAATTCTTCAAGATCTTCTTTGTTAGTAGGAAACTCATAACTTTCATCAAATTCTTGTTCTTTTGAATAAATACACCTTCCAAAAAAATCACAACCTTCCTCGTCATAAAATGCGGTAACATTAATATTATAATTTTTATTCATAATACTATATACCCCTGTAGGAGGGCTCCAGGCTGTTTCAAAAGATAATTCTAATATAAGTTCATCATCATGTTGATTCAATACTTCTACGTCTCTTGCACTCCATTTTGTTTTCCAAATTTCAACGGCTTTGTTATACTCCCATCCATTTTCATAAACTTCCGTGTCTAGACCAAGTGGTGCAAATGTTTCAAACCATACATTTTGCACTATTGCATTCAACAATTTATCGTATATTTCTTTTGATGGACAAGTAATTGTTGCGAAGTTATAACACCAATTCGGCATTTTGTATATAATATAAAATAATAAAATGTCTTTAATTTTTATTTTTATATTTTATATTTTATATTTTTGTTTGCGTAAACTACTCTTGAAATCGTATCTTCTTTAGAGTTTTTTTATCAATAAAAATAGCTAGTAAATTATAAATTTGTTTAAAAATAAATGATCCTTCATAAATAATACAAAAGTCTAATTTATCAGGAAACTTTTCTTTCAATAGCGTTGACATATTTTGAATAAAATCTTTATTTTTATCAATTTCTAACAATGTTAACTTCTCAATATTCACGTGAACAATAAAAGTATCATAATTTTTTAAAATGTTTTCTATAATAAAAAATAAATAATTTAAAATATAATTTTTATCAACAAATGAAATTACAGTTTTAAAATACTTGTAATTTATTTCAATTTCATTATTTATTTTAATATGACAAAAAAAATGCATTATTTCATCTATGTTAAGTTTATGGATTGGTTTTTTTGTTGACAAAGTATTAAAATCATAATTCATTATAATGTATAATTACAATAAATTTATTAAAATTGAATTTATTGTATTTTAAAATTTAATTATTTTCAATAGTTTCACTAGTTTCAATAGTTTCATTAGTTTCATTATGATTCAATTGCAATGTATTTTCTAATTTTTCTTCATTTACAGTTTCCATTTCTCCATTATATTCACTTACAACAACTTCATTTACAACAGTATCTACTTCAAAATTTTTCTCAATTTCCCCTAAAGCATTTTCATAATCTACAAATTTCTCATTTGTTTCACTCATAAAAAAAGATAAATTTGTATTTATATTAATAATAGAAGTTTGTATGTTTGATATATCTTTTGAAAATGATTCGTTCTGATTTGTAAAATGAATTATTTTACTTTCTAATAAATTTAATCTGTTGACAATATTTTCAAAAACTTCATCTGATACCAATTTCATATTAGGAGGAAGCGACGAATTATCACATTCATTATTATCACCATTATTGTTAAAACTTCCATCTTCAATTGCTTCATTTAATGAATTTTCTAACTTACCGAGTCTTAATGTAATTAACCCGATAGCATTAGATAGACTTATTCTTGTACTTTGCGCTTGTTGTTGTTGTTGTTGAATATTTTGATTAGTTTCTCTTCCTCCTTGGGTTTGGGTTCTGTTTTGTGCTACTCTAACGTTTTTACTGCCTACTGGTATACTTTGAGACATCATTTGTTGTTGATATTGTTGTTGTGCAAATGCACCTTGGGATGAAATAGATGTAACTGGTCTACTTGTATTCATCGGTTGCGATTGTTCACCTGCTCTTTTTTGTCTCGCTGCTGCTATTGATCTTGAACTACTACTCATTTACAATATAATTATTAAAACAATTTGTTTCTAAATTACTTACTCATCTAAATAAAATATCTATCTAAGCAACCATCTTAAAATTAATTGCTTCATGACTTTTATAACCAATAATTTTAAAATCATCAACAACATAGTCGCTAATATTTTCTCTCTTGTTTACAATTTCTAAAGTTGGAAATTCAAAAGGTTCTCTCTCTAGCTGTTCTTTTATATATTCTAAATGTTCTTCGTAAATATGACAATTTCCCATAAAATAAATAAACTCGTGGGGATCTAACCCACAGTGTTTTGCCAATAGATGGGTCAAAAAAGAATAAGATGCGATATTAAATGGTGACCCGACTGGTACATCTACAGAACGTTGATACATGCAACAAGAAAGCTTGTTTCCGTCGTGAACATTAAATTGACAAATTACGTGACATGGTGGTAATACCATTTCATTTAATTGACATGGATTCCATGCACTCATGATAAGACGTCTACTATTTCTTGTTGCAGGATTTTTTAATTGATCAATAATAAATTGCAATTGATCTATTCCAGTATTAGTTTCATTCAAAACGCGACCATTGGCTGCATCATATGGAGCATTAAAATGTCTCCATTGATACCCATAAATAGGTCCCAGTACACCTTCAGGATAATGTTCCAATCCGACGCCTTTCATAAATTCTTTAGAAGAATTGCCATTCCATATATGAACATTTTGTTTTTGTAATATTTTATTATCTGTTTCACCATTAATAAACCACAATAATTCTTTTAAACATGTTTTCCAAGCCACCTTTTTAGTTGTTAAAACAGGAATTTTTCCATTTTTTAAAGAAAAACGCATTGAACCTCCAAAAATACTGAGTGTTTTACCATTTCTGCCTTCTTCTAAGAATCCATTATCTAAAATATCTTTGGTTAATTTCAAATATTGATATTCTTCAATATTTTGATTTGTTTTATCACATTCAACAATATTATTTTTAATTTGTATTAAATTATTTATATAAGGCAAACTTTTAAATTCTTCGTGTTCACTCATTACTAAACAATTTATTTATACCTTTAATTAGTTTTTGAATTATTTAATTTCTTTTTATAAATCATATGGATAGTTCAGATAATTCAAAAAAAGGATTTTTCAAACATGTTTTCAATTTTGATAATGATTCTAAATCTGACATATTAAATATAATTCAATACACTTTAATAGCAATTATTCCACTTGTTGTTTTAAATAAAAGTATGCAAAAATATGTTCCTGAAGCAGATGAAAAGAAAGGTAGTGTGGAAATTTTAGCAGAAGTTTTGATTCAAATTATTGTAATGTTTATGGGATTATTAATAATTCACCGTGTTATCACATTTGTCCCAACTTATAGTGGAATGGAATATCCTGAATTTAGTATTATTTTCATTATTTTAGCAATTTTGATGATTACTTTAAGTTTACAAACTAAATTGGGAGAGAAAGTAAGTATCTTAGTAGATCGTATCACAGAATTATGGGAAGGTCCTCAATCAAAGATGAAAAATAATGGTAAAAAAGGAAATGGTAATGCTAATGTCAAGGTTTCTCAACCTATTTCTGGACAAAATATGGGAATGTCAATAACAATGCCACAAAATACAATGCCAACTAATCAATCAGCAATGAATCAATCTTTATATGGTGGAAGCACTTCAATTAGTCAATTACCTAGTGATTCATCAGATCAATCTTATACACAAAGCAGGCAACAACTTCCTAATTACAATAACATGTATCAACAAGATACTACACCATTAGTTGGTGCTGCTACACCAGGAATGGCTGAAGCATTTTCAGAGCCAATGGCTGCTAATTCAGTTTTAGGCGGCGGTGCATTTGGTTCCTGGTAGCAACCTTTTCCACCTTTATAAAAGGTGGAACCAAATCGCTAATTTATTTGATTACTTATAAGAAGCTCAACATTTCTAATGAAAATACGCAAAACTAATCTATTGTATCAGTGTTTTTCATTTCTTGTGAAATTGAATTTATTGATTTGTAATAATAATGTAATTTTAAAAGTAAAGTTAAAAAATTTAATGATGTATTGATAGAATAATTGACAATGATTAACGTATCTGCATTGTTAATACCACCATAAACTGTCCCAAATATTCCACCTATCAACCATAATGTTGATGAATACTTTGTGGAATCAACGTCTTTAACTTGAAATATTGTAAAGTAAATTTCAGGCAAATAGCCAATAATAATGAATGTTGATGAAATAATGGATAGATAAACGTAATTCATTTTCTTACTACGTTTTTTTTTATATCTTTATGTTTTTACCACGAATTATATTATGTTGTAAATTTTGAAAAGTATGTTTAAAGAAAAATATATAAAAATAATTTTAATTATTATATATTTGATAAAAATATAATATGGATGTTAATAAACTTTTAAAAGCGTTAGACGACGATTCAAATGAAAGTTTATTGAATTTTACAACTAAAAAAATAACTGAAATGAATTTAAAAATTATCAATGAATTACAATTGGAGCGTAAACAATCATTGGAATTAATGAAAAAATTAAAAGGTTACCGTTACATAGATGAGTTGAATGATTTAAAATATGGAACATATCTTAGATGGATTCCGCTTCAAGATCCAAACAATATACATATAACAAAAGGAGCGTTGTTTTGTGAGTATAAAATAAAGGAAGATGGTGTATACGTAATATGTAAAAATTTTGGATATTCAAGTAAACATTTTCAAATAAAATTAGATGAAAATTTAGTATTTCAAAAATTGACTGATCAAGAAATGGTTTTACTTTCCGCATTGAATCATTTATCAAAATAATTATATTATATAATTATATAATTAACTGTAGAATGAATTTATCGGAAATAATTGATAATTCAAGAAGTGACAAAAATACTGTACACTCATATTTAGGGTTGTATCAAAATTTGTTAGTTAATAAAAAATATTCTGCAAAAAATATTTTAGAAATTGGTATACATCAAGGAGGGAGTATCAAGTTATGGTATGATTTTTTTCCTAATGCAATGATTTATGGTTTAGATATAATACCAATTAAAAATGTATGGGATGAAATTAAAAATAAGGATAGAATTAGATTAGGTCGTTTTAACGCTTATGATAAAAATTTGATTATCAACCAATTTTTAAATAAAAATATAAAATTTGATTTTATGTTGGATGATGGACCACATAGTTTAGAAAGTATGCAACAATTCATACAATTATATACACAATTGATGACAGACGATGGTATATTAATAATTGAAGATGTCCAGGATTGGTCCTGGATTGAAATACTTAAAAATGAAGTTCCTGAAAATTTGAAACAGTTTATCAATGTTTACGATTTAAGAGAAAATAAAAATCGTTATGATGATATTGTTTTTACAATTGATAAAATGAATGTTAAACAGCCTGTTGTTGTCCTAGAAGAACCTGTTGTTGTTGTAGAAGAACCAGTAGTTGTCGTAGAAGAACCAGTCGTTGTTGTAGAAGAACCAGCAGTCATTGTAGAAGAACCAGTCGTTGTTGTAGAAGAACCAGTACTTGTTGTAGAAGAACCAGTACTTGTTGTAGAAGAACCAGTACTTGTTGTAGAAGAACCACTACTTGTTGTAGAAGAACCAGTCGTTGTCGTAGAACAGCCAGTTACTCTAGAAGAACCAGTAGTTGTCGTAGAAGAACCTATAGTGTAAATCAAAGTTTAATATATAAATTAAATACCTATATATATTAAATGTCCAATCAATATTTACGAGCGTTTGTTATAGGGTCGTCATTTTTTGTTTTTATTCCATATTTTATAGCGGTGAGATCACTTGACAAAAAATTAGTAAATTACAGTTATGAAAATTATACTTTGTATGCGCCCATTGGGTTAGGTTTATACAACGTTCTTTCGTTGTATATTGCAAACAAATTTAATCTCGCAAAAAGAAACAGGTTTTTGTTCATAAGTTTATTAGCACCTACTTTGGTTGCAATAGGTGTATACACTCGTAAAGCATATAATTATACTATAAACCAATGGTTCAATCACATATGGATATTGTATTTATTGTATTTTGTAGTATTCAATTTTGTTATCTATTATTTAGATAAATATGTTTAATTTTATTTTCTATTTTTACGAGTTTTATTCTTCATTTTTGTTCCGCACTTGCAATCGCTAAATAATCCTTTTACAAATTTACCAACACTAATCATTTGAACGTGGTCTTTATGAATTGATTTCTTTATTGTTCCTAAATGTTTCCCCTTATGATATTTACTTACAAGTTTAGTACCCTTACCATTTTTAATGCTAACTTTACGCACTATTTTTTTACCTCCAACTTTGGTTGTTTCTGTATTTTCATAATTAAAATTACTTTTCATAGCTATAAAATAGAGGAATATATTTTTTTATTTTACCTTTATTATTTTTATTATTACTATAGTTTATAAATATAGTAATATGAATAATATTTTTCTACACTTATTTCATATAATCTTTGTTGGAGGGTTGTTTTTGTATATAGGCATAAAGCAAAAAAATATGCCTACATACATGTATAATGTTATTTTAACTATTGGTATATTTATATTATTTTACCATGGTTATAAAGGATACTCAAGGTTCATCAGTGGTAAAAATCCTTGGGTTAATTTATTTCATATATTTATAGTAGCACCTTTACTTATTTATATTGGTTATGAAAAACAAACTACTTCTAGGCATTATTTTGAATACATTCTCATGTTAGCATTTGCTGCAATTGGTTATCATACATATTACATGGTTTTTTAGATTTCTTCATTTTACACCTTTTAACACTTCAAACGCCTATTTTAATATATATATATATAAAGATAATACTTATATATTATAAATAAATGGATTTTGTTTTTGTATTAGTTTGTGGAAATGAATGGGAAGATATAACTATATTATTGTCAGAGGAAGATGCTATAAATGAATCAAAAAACTACCCAAATAACAGAGTTGAAATTTTTAGTAAAAATAACAAATTTGGTTTTACTCCTACTTATAATTATTATAAAAATGGAATGCTTGTTAAAAACTCGTAATTTTATATTAGAAAAGAATCGGCGTTTGAAATGTTAAAAGGTGTAAATGAATTTCTAATCACTAGTATATATTTTTTTCATTTATTCCTTTTGTCTATTTTTTCTGGTCTTATTGAATTTTACATAACGTCTTCCTTTACATTTGAATTTACCGCGCGTTAAACCTTTCCTATTAAAAATTGTCTTTGTACAAATGCCTATGGATCTTGGTTCATTCTTTGTAGTAGCATCTACTTTTTTAATACATTTGCATAGTTTCAATGCTAATATTTTTTCTCCTTCTTCTCTAAGTAATTGTCTAGATTTAGGTATAGGAAGGTCATAATATTTTAATATTTGAATGTAATCATTGTTATGCATATTCATTTTTGAATTCATTTTTTTACTCTTATTATTTTTTTACCTAAAATATAGATATATTTTAAATTTTTAGTCATTATTAAAATATACAAAATATGAAAATAAAAATATATGTAAAAGTTAAAAAATATACTTAATATATCCACAAATTAGTGTTTATTAAATTATTTAATGAAAATTGTTGTATTTGATTTAGATGAAACTCTGGGATATTTTGTTGAATTTGGTATATTTTGGGACAGTTTATCATTATATGCGTCTCAGTATTTAAATAAAGAGTTGAATCAACAAGACTTCAATAGTGTAATAGATTTATACCCTGAATTTTTTAGACCGAATATAATGAATATTCTTAGTTATTTGAAAAAGAAAAAACAATCCAAAGAGTGTGAAAAAATAATGATATATACTAATAATCAGGGGTCGCGAAAGTGGTCTGAACAAATTGTTTCTTATTTTGAAACAAAACTAAACAAATATAAATTATTTGACCAAATAATTTCAGCATTTAAAATTAATGGGAAGCAAATAGAATTTTGCAGAACAACAAATAACAAAACATATGCCGATTTTATACGGTGTACAAAAGTTCCAATGAATGCCGAAATTTTTTATCTGGATGATACATTTTATCCCGAAATGTCAAATGAACATATTTATTATATCAATATAAAACCGTACATCCATGCCTTACCTTTTAATGAAATATACAAACGTTTTTTGGATAGTAAACTAATTATACCAGGCGCGTTCAACGAATTCATTGATTTCATGAATAAACAAATCAAAAAATATAATTTCAAGGTAATTCAAAAACACAACGATGATTATGAAATAGATAAAATTTTAAGTAAAAAAATAATGGTGCATTTACATGAATTTTTTGATTAAAAATATTTGCAGTTATTATGATAATTATTGTTGTCTTTATTATCATATACATCCAAAGTTCTTGCACTGGGATCAGTTGCGTTACTATAACGAGGCATCCAAAAATAAGGCACTATTTTCTCACAATGTGGATAATAAGATTCAAACAAATTTTTATAATATAACTTTTCAGTTTCTATACTAACAGGATATTTATTAATTATATTTTCTTCATAATAATTTTCTAATTTTAATATAGTTGATATAAACTCTTGCAAAATAACATATAAAGACCGACCTTTACTACTTACACCATCACTAAATGCCTCTTTACGTCTCCATAATATCTCATCAGGTAACAATTGTTTTCCATATAGATCTTGAAAATTTGCAAAGGTAAAACTGTTCCTGATAAAATATTTTTCAGCAACTTTATTTTTTTCAAAGCGTTCTTTTTGTGGAATAGATAAATAATAATTTACAAATGTTTTATCCAAAAACGGGGTTCGTGGCTCTAGACCATGCGAAGATATACATTTATCCGACCTCAAAACATCAAATAAATGAATATCCTTCAACAACCGCCGCGTTTCACAATCAAACTCAATACAGTCAGGACAGTTCTTCATGTATAAATAGCCACCGCTTATTTCATCAGACCCGTCGCCATTGAATATTACCTTCGCGTCACTATTTTTAGAAATGTATTTTCCTAATAAATAGTTTCCAATGCTCGCTCTAATAGTTGTTGTATCATAACTTTCAATTGCATAAATAACCTCGGGGATCACTTCAAACATCTCTTTTTCAGTCAAAATAATTTCGGTATGGTTTGTTCCTAGATAATTGGCAACAATTTTAGCATATTTAAGGTCTTCTGAATCTTTCAATCCAATGCTATATGTTTCAATTGTCTTATCTAGACCAAATTCCATTTTGTAAAAATTGTTAACGAGTGCGGTTATTAAACTACTGTCTAATCCCCCTGACAACAAGCATGCAATAGGTCTTTCCGTGTTTAAACAACGTTTTTTAACAGCATCACACAGATATTTAACAATATTTTTCTCATAGTTTTCGGTTTCAATAGTAGAATCCATATATGAATTATAATAGTTTAAATTATGCGGAAAAGACGGTGTGAAATATCGTTGATTTTCTGTTACAACCTTCCATCTTGAGCACGCCAAACTAGACAATTTATAAGTACTGAAAGTCCCAGGTTGAAATTGTTCAATAGTAAAATTGTTTATGCATCCACTTATTTTATCAATTTTCAAAAATTCATTCAAACATTTTAATTCAGATGCACAACCAATTGTATAATTACTTTTTAACAAATATAGTGGTCTAACACCATACGGATCTCTAGCAAAATAAATAAAATTATCTAGATCATTTTCTAGTCTTAAATCATATAATACAAAAGAGAATACACCATCTAACATTTGTAATGTTTGTTCCATTCCATATTTTATATATAAATGAATAATTACCTCACAATCAGAATTTGTTCTAGGTGTTACATCCATCAATTTATATAAATATTTGTAGTTGTATATTTCACCATTACATATTAATACGATGTTATTTATATTAAAAGGTTGATTAGAAATTTTGTCTATTCCGTTAATTGCTAATCTATGAAAACCTAAAAATATTTTGTGAAAAGAAATAAATTTAGAATCTTCAGGGCCTCTATTAACCCCCTTGATAAATTGTTCTTTGTAAAATTGTTCATTAGTTTTTTCACCATTTAAGATACAAAATATACCACACATTAGTAATATTTGTAGTTCTAGTTGTAATATTATCAATGCAAATCTTTATATAATTTAATAAAATAATAAAATAATAATAAAATACTAAAATAAAAAATAATATCATAGTGTATAGTAATTAAATGAGTTATAATAATAATGTTAATAGTAATAGTATGAAAAGTGAATGTGTATCTGAAATTCATAATACCACAAATAGAAGAATTTATGACAGAAATGTTCCTTCCCAAATGCTTCAACAATATATAGATGTTAGACCTGTCATGACAAAATATTCTTATTTACCAATAGTTGACCCAAGAAAA